TTGCATATGACCGAGAATTTTTTCTTGCTGTGTCATTGTCTATAACCTTTCAACATTGTTACCTAGGTCAACCAAAGCCTGTACCTCGGATCGAGGTATCCATTTGCTTTTGCCTACGGTTAAAACATTTTTAAAAACGCCATCACGCATCCAACGATATATTCGTTGCCGCTTTGCTGGCGTCATTGGGTGGCCCCAAAGTTCAATAGCAACTTCGGATGGCTTCATTACTTTGCTCATGACAGACCATTTTGAGCAGCGCATCGATCAATCAATGCGCATGCCGTCCACATGCCAAAGTAAAGCGTAAAAATGAACGCGCTAAACGCAGCCATTGAGCCAAAAAATTTTAGGTAAATCATTATGTGTGGTTCCTATGCTGTGATACATAAGAACCTCGTTAGTACAGATTTGTTACGAAATCAAATAAAAAGTAACATTTTGTTACATTCGCATCCATGTGCCTTGCACACTGTGGACAGCAGTAATTTGTTTGCGATCAATTTTAAGCACCTTGTCAGGGTTCAACTGGTGCAGTGTAAGCGTGTCATCATCCCAGCTCTGAAACTCTTTAGCTACAGCGGTGAGCTCTCCATTATTATTAATCTGCACGACAACGTCACACCCCTGTCGAACAGGTGCATCAGGATCAACAAACAATACTTCGCCGGTTTTGAAGCGGGGCTCCATCGAGTTGCCAACAACAAAAACTGCGTATGCATTCTCCTGTGAGATCATAAAACTCGGTCTGCCAATATGATCAATAGCTCGATCCATGCAGGTCTGCCCATCAAACATGCCAGCTGCAACAGGGCCATAGAGGGGCATCTTGCCAATTGGGTTGCCGGTCACCTGCTCAAGGCCAAGTACCTCGCTAGGCATGCAGCCAAATACTTCGGCAAGTTTGTTAGCTAAATCTATTTTAGGTTCACCCTCACCACGAGTGTAGCGGCGTAGTGTATGTGGTTCCATCTTAATACGGCGCGCCAATTCGCTGATCGAAATATTTTTCGAGCGAGCTAAATGTAAAATATTATTGGTCATTGTTTCCAAAATAAAATTTATTGTTGTAATTATCCACAAGATTTTGTAATAAATAATTACGAAGCGTAGTCAATCACTACTCCGATGTGGAGCATAGTGCAACTTAATAACTTAAAATTAACTTTGAAAAATTTTCAGGTTAGTAATGAGTTTTTTTAATGAGGAATTTTATTTGCTTAAATATATTAAAAATAATGAACCTGCGGAAACAATTGTTCATGCTGAAATCCCCAGTTGTCAGACTGCTAGATCCTTACAATTTGGAGAGTCATTGTATAAAGCGGCAATTATTAAGCTGATATATTTTCTTGATCGTACACAAAAGCGAAAAACTAAAAGCCGTTTTACTTACACACAACCCCGTAAATATGTAGCATATTCAGTTGTCACATCATTCCTTAAAGGTGAAAAATTTAGTGCGACAAAATGCGCCGAGGATAAAGACATAAACCGCGAAAACGTACAGAAAATTTTAAGAGATGGTCGCGAGGCTGGCTACATAACAGAAAAAAACCAGCCGACCCAAATGGCTTATGACGCTATTTGCGCCACTATAGAAGAATGGTTGTACAGTCCAGAGATCAATGAATTAGTTGCAACTGTAGCTGCGGCACGACACATGTTAAATATGCACAATAATAAAGAAAAATAGTGTAGCAGTAAGCTACACTTTAGTGTGGTTTTAAACTTTTATTAATCTTATAGTAAGTATGTTTTACTAGCGTAAGAAATAATTACGTTGGTAATGATGCTTTTTAAAGATTGGTTAACAAAAGAGAATCTGGATTACACCGAGGCTGGAGCGCGCCTCGGGGTTTCACGCATAACTATCTACTACTGGGCGACAGGACAGAACCGGCCTAGTCCTAAATTTAATCATGTAATAGCAGAGAAGACTGAAGGGCTTGTGACCGCAAATGATCACCAGCGCATGTATGAGCTTGCGCGCATGGGTGATGAGTGATGCAGATCTATAGCTTGCCATACCCCCCTTCGATCAATTCTTTGTACCGGCATAATGGGCCTCGAGTATACAAAACTAAGTACTGGAAAGAGTGGGTAGCCGAGGCCGATTACGCGCTGTTGCAGCAAAAGGGCGAGCGGCGACAGACAATCACAGAGCCTGTTGCTGTCGAGCTGGCAGTCGGGCGACCTGACAGGCGTAAGCGGGATCTGGATAATCTTACAAAAGTTGTTTTTGATTTTTTGCAATCGCCTGATTTGCAAGGCGGCAAGATACTTGAGGACGATCACCTGATCCATCACTACGAGGTCTATTGGTCAGATGAGGTTGTTGGGGTACAGGTTATTTTAAAAGAGCTGGCTGCAATTAAGCCTGACGAAACTCTCAAAAATATTATTACAAAATCAGAGCTATCGACATCACTTAAAAATTTAAAGTCGGCAACTGATAAATTAATTAAGGCGGGGGCATCTGCTGATCATACATGACGCTCCTCGGCAGAAGGTTAGCTTTTGTCCCCGTTGCCGAGGGGCTCACAACCGAGGAGTATAATATGACTACCCTAAAAGATATTGTTATGGGTCAGAAGCTGGCCCCACCCCGATTACTTATTCACGGCGTTGCCGGTGTTGGCAAAACAACATTCGGAGCTGGCTGTGATAATCCAATTTTTATCCAGACTGAAGATGGCGCGGATGTTGTTGGAGCGCAGAGGTTTCCGCTTGTCGAGACATACTTGGAACTTGGAGAGCAGCTAAATGTCCTGATCAACGAAGAACATGATTTTCAAACTGTAGTTATCGACAGCCTTGATTGGCTCGAGCCATTGGTCGTCAAGCATGTGCTCGATACTCACAAGGCAACAAGCATATCAAAGATTGGTGGCTTCGGGGACGGCTACCTTGCCATTCGCAATGAGTTTCGCGAGCTGCTTGCAAAGCTGGGCCAATTGCGCAACGAGAAAAAAATGGTTGTTGTGCTGCTGGCACATACGCAGATCAAAGAGTTCAACGATCCATCCAACGACAATTATGACCGTTATCAGATCAAGCTGGGCAAGCAGCCAGCTGCCATCTGTCTTGAGAACTCTGATCTCGTTGGTTTTGCTAACTACCGCACAACACTGCGTGAAACAGACAAGAAGAAAATCAAAGCAATCGGTATAGGCGAGCGCGTCCTCTACACACAGGAACGTCCGGCATGGATAGCCAAGTCGCGTTATCCCATCCCTGATGAAATTGAGTTCAGCTGGGCTGCACTCAAAGACGAAATTAAAAACACAACGATGGAGAAGACAGGTGGTTGAATTAAACTTTCAGGCAGATCCAGATGTCGTATTAGAGGAGCGCGATTTTCCTTTGCTGGCAGACGGTGAATACAAAGCCATGATTACAGATGCGTCTGTAAAACAAAGCCAACGCAATGAGGCTAATAAGTATCTTAGCATTGAATGCAGCTTCGAGGACAACAATGGAAGGGTCTGGAAAAACCTGAACTTGTGGAACCAGAACGATGAAGCGGTTCGCATTGCCAAGGAGCAGATGAACAATCTTTGTCTGGCAGTTGGGCTCATGAACCTGACTGACACGGAGCAGCTGATTGGGCAGCGCGTTCTTGTAGACATCTACACGCAACCAGCCAAAGACAACTACAAGGCAAGCAACCAGATCAGGACATTTAAAAAGATTGGTAAGCCGGCACAGCCATCACAGAAAGTTACCACACATACCGAGGCAGCTGTGCCGACTCCAACACCAATCGATTCTACACAACCCCAGACGAAAAACGCTTGGGATCTTTAACGAGTCGAGCGGCTGGCCTATAGGCTAGTCGCTCTTCTATGAAATTGGAAGTGTCTTATGGTCAAGATCAAGCTCGATCTTAGCGATCCTAATTTGCTACAAGCCGACCAGATTATGGAGCAGCGCGAGAACAAAAAAGCTCGGCGCAGTTACCTTGGCATGTCTGGCGCGGGTAATTGTGCAAGGCAGATTTTTTATAATTACAGAGGCGTACAGGCCAAGCCCTTTAATGCCAAGACGCTGAAGAACTTTGCGTCAGGCCACAGGGCAGAGCCAGTGATGATTGATCGTATCCGGCAAGTGCATGGCTTGCAGGTTGTTGCTGTAGATCCAAACACTGGCAAGCAGCTGGGGGTCAGTGACTTCGATGGTCATTTCCTTGGGCATCTCGACTTTGAAATACTGGGGTTGCACCAAGCCCCGAAGACTTGGCATGTGGGCGAGTGCAAGGAGACAGCTGAGAAAAAGCTGCAAGAGTTCAGGCGCATCAAGGACAAGGTCGGCGAGAAACAAACGCTGAAGGCTTGGAACGAAAACTATTACGCGCAGCATCAACTGTACATGAAGTACCGGCGAAGGAAGCGGGGCTGGCTGGTTGTCGCCAGTGCAGGTGTGCGCGATTGGGACAGCTGCCGGACTGACTACAACAAGGACGATGCTGATTACTACACTGACAGGGCGCGCCAGATCATTTACGAGCCCGAGCGGATACCTGAC